AGATTATGGAGGCGCTCAAGCCAATGATTACTAATGACTGGCTGGAAATTCAAGGCAAGGGTAAAGATAAAGAGTCCCGCTTCGTGTGTGCTAATTTTATGCTCAATAGTAACCACAAAGACGCGCTGCAAAAAACTAAAGATGACCGCAGACTAGCTGTGTTCTATTGTGCTCAGCAGACGGCCTCCGACATTTTGCGCGATGGCATGGGCGGCTCATACTTCCCCGCGCTTTATGACTGGCTCAGGCGCGACGGTTACGCCATTGTGAATGATTACTTAATGACTTACCCAATACCCGATGAATTAAACCCTGCTAAGGGCTGCCAGCGTGCACCGTTGACTTCATCCACGCAGGAGGCTATCAGCGAAGGCATGGGCGCCATTGAACAGGAAATACTCGGCGCGGTTATGGAAGATCGCGTCGGCTTCCGTAACGGCTGGATCAGCAGCCATTATTTAGACAATCTCATACACGATAGGGGGGCGTCACGCATTGCACGGAATACGCGCCGCGATATATTGCGAGACTTGGGATATATCGCGCACCCTGGTTTGCTTAACGGCCAAGTAAATAACGTTGTGTACCCTGATTTGTGCAAGCCTCGGTTATTTGTAAAAGAAAACCACGCCTCATTAAACTTGCGAGGCGTGGCAGTGGCTAAAGCATACGAAGAAGACCAGCAGGATAAAACGGCGCTTAAGGTTGTTATGTAGCAGGCGTGGGGCTAAATTGTTCAAACACCATCACGGCCAGCATATATTTAGATATAGGCATGTTACGCTGACCGCTTTCCCACGATACCCAGGCGCGGTTACTGCACCCGATAAGTGCGGCCGCGTCGCTGGTTGATAATCCGTGCTTAAGGCGCAGCGCCCGCACTTCGTTTGCTAATGGTTTATTGGTCGTCATGGTGTTTATAGTCCCCTAAGTTAAAATATACTTGTATTGCCTCCCACACTATCGCAAGAATGATCAGACAACATACAGAAAAAATAATGCCTATTAGTAGTAAGAGCAGCATCATTGCACCTCGCCCGCTAATTGTGCGTTAAGCTCTTTAAGTTCAAAAATAGTATCTTTTAAGCTCTCTATCTCGTCCTCAAGTTTATCAACCTGTCCCTTAAAATCGGACACCGAGTCCTCAGCGGCGTTTAGTTCATCCTGCAAGTCGTCGAAAGCTTGGCCATTGTCACGCATTGCAAGGGCTAAGGCGTCATATAATGCCACCTCAAGGGGTGAGTTGGGCCGCGTGTATTTAATCAAGTCCTCGGCGCTTAGAATAGATATGTTTAGATCAGTCATTTTTTAATCCCCTATACATTTGTTGATAAACTCTCGGCGTGCGTATGGCTGCTCGGTAGTATCAGGCGCCACAATATCCGCTAGATCCTCGGCGATAGATTGCACGCGGTAAAGCTCGCTTAATGACTTACTCGGATCGTCCCAGTGGGCGCGAATAACGGCGGCCACGGCGTCGGGCGTGATTAGCTTAATCTTCTTCATAAAAATCTAGCCTTTCAGCATCGTTAATCTCAGAGTCAAGCAATTTTAACTCTACAAATAAACTTAAATTTTCGCGTATGGTTTCTAGCATTGGTTCAAGTTTTTGCGCTTTTAACATTTTGTCGGCCAGTTTAAATAATAAGTTACTGTATTCAGTCTCTAATTTTTTTAAAGCCAAAGCCTTAGTTTTAAAAAGTTGGCCGCTATTTAGTTCATACATTGTTAATTTTTTCATGCTGCGTAAACCTCATCTATTGCCCAGTCATCTAAACCACGATCCGAGAGCTGCTCAAATTCCCCGCCGTCAAGATCGTGCGCGATTGCTTGCGCCCCCTCTAAAGTATCCGCTTCAATGGTTGCTTTAAGGTGCACGCGGTAACTTGCCTCTATTCTAAATTTAGCCATCATGCGGCCTCGCTTTCGTTAGTTACTTCCCACGCGATCAGCTCAGCGGCTAACCACACCATATCGTTACGGAATGTCACACCGTCACCAATGTTAGCGGTGATCTGTGGCAAAGTATCTTGCCCCGTGCTCTCCATATAATCGCCAATGATTGCGTGGATGTCGTCGGCGTACTCGTTATATATGCGGCTGGTGTCGCTGTAATAAATAAGCGTCCCCGCTACACCGCTAACGCACCCGTGCTCGCTAATCTCTTTCAGTTCCTCGGCTTCGTATGTGTCCAACATGTATTTTTTAAATGCATTCATTTTGTAACCCCTAAATAAATAAAGATAATAACTGCTGCTAATCCCATATAGCCCGCCAGTTGTTGAAGTCCCGCATAAGTATCTAACATGATTAAACCCCTTTCCTAAACACTAAACAAAAGGCGCCCCGTACTGAGTGCACCAAGTAACCGCGCTCATTGCTTAACACGGTTAAAGCTTTCAATACTTGCTTACGTGTTGGCGCTTCGATCGTGGCTAACACTTCACGGCTGTTATAGTCTAGTACTCTCATTAGTAAACCTTTCTAAGCGGGCGATATTCAACCCCGTAAGCGTTGTTAATGAATACCTCATTCCATTGCACCAAGTTACCATTAAGGCTCAACCAACTATTTAGGCCTTCTAAAGTTTTGAACGTTTTAATTTTCCACATAATTAAACCCCTTTAGCTATTCCGTAAATGATAAGTACTGCACCCGCTAAACATAAAGCTTCAAAAGCGTATATGATCCACATAATTAAACCCCTTATTTATTGCACATTGTGCGAAGTGCTTAGTGCATGAGTGATACTATACACAATGTGTAGTTACCTTGTCAAGCATTATTTTGCTACATTGTGTAAATATTTTTACTATTTTAACTCACATTATGCGTTTTTACCTCTATTTACCTCGGTTTACCTTTTTGTCGAAGGGTGCGAGGTGGATTAAAGGTAGAATGTAACTGATTGATTATATGTGCTAATTTTGCTAAATACCTCGCACCTTGCAAAAAAACGCATTTTCTCTATCCCCCGCGCCCGCTCGCACCTCCCCTCGCGCGTTCTACTCTCTCTCTCTCTCTCTCTCTCTTTAAGAAAGTAAGAGGTATTAAGGTAAATAAGGGTAACGCCCCATTGTGGCTGGCACCTTGATGGCTCGAAGTTTATACCTCTTAGGGTGAATGAGGTAAATGATTTGCGGTTAACATCTGCTTAAAAAAGAGGCAAACTCTTGATTTACGACCTCCCCTCTCGCCCTAATCCCGCACTGCGCAAGGGTTTCAGCGATAGCAACCACTAACATGAAGTGACTACTAACCTGTGGATAACTTTTGTTCTGTTGTACACATTGTAGCTGTTTGCCTATTTTTTAAGCAAAAGTTGCCTATTTTTTAAGCAGATGTTAAGTGTTACCTGTGGATAACCTGTGGATAAGTCTAACCCTATTACGCTGTAAGCCAAGCGTAGCAAGGGTCTCAAGGGGTCAGCTTACCTGTGGATAAGTTTATACCCGCCGCCCCCTGGTTAGCGTGAAGCCAAGCGGGGCGCGGGTCTCAGGGCGATTAGCGCGCGATCAGTTTCAATAAATAACTCTGGGGCCACCCGCCCTCCCCCACGGACGGGGTGCTTCAAATTTGCGCCCATCGTCCCAAACTGCGCGTCAGGCAAAGGTTTAAACACATTGTGTATTCTGTAACTACCCGTAACTACCCGTAACGTACCGTCACCCCCTGCCCCACCAGCGCACAATCTCGTAACTACTTGACACCATCGTCACCAAAGCACATCATTGTGGTTATGAGCCTCTCAGCCCAACAATTACTAATGCAAATCAGTGATGACCGCGCCTTAGGTGCAGCATTACTCTTTCCGCATCGACACCGCCAAGCCTCGCCTGACTTCCACTACAAAGTCATGGATATGTGGCGTTCAGCCGATCAATTCGTCAGTATTGAAGCGTTCCGTCAAGGGGCTAAAACAACCATCTCTGAGGAGTTTTTATTGCTCGAAGGGTTATTTGTTAACTTTAAGTACTGCTTAATCTTTGGTGAGACGTACACAAAGGCTTGTCAGCGTATCGAGGCCATGAAGCATGAGCTGAATACCAATATGCGGATTTATGAGCTATTCGGTAAGATGAAAGGTGATAAGTGGTCCGAGAATAAAATCATTCTAAGCAACGGTGTGGCTATCGAAGCGCACGGCTGGGACGAGGAAATTCGCGGTTACTTGCATCAAGCTAATCGTCCTGATCGCGCTTACCTCGATGACATCGAGACTGAGGAGCGCGTGCGTAATTCGGACGAGGTTGATAAGAATTGGAAGAAGCTCCACAAGCAATTGATGCCAGCAATGGACAAAGAGTTTGGCAAAATACGGATGACTGGTACGCCACTCGCTGACGACTGCATGATCCGTCGTGCTGCTAACTCACCGCACTGGACGCACGGACATTTCCCAATCTGTGACCGAGATATTGATGACCCTCAAGCACAATCGTTGTGGGATACGCGCTATCCGATGGAGTGGATACGCAACTTGCGCGATCAGATGTCGTCCGAAGGGATGCTTCGAGAGTTTATGCAGGAGTACATGCTGGTGCCAACTGGTGCTCATGGTAAACCGTTCGATGAAACGATGCTACGCTTCCAAGATGTCGCACCAACTATGTATGCGCCTAAGATCGTTATCATGGACCCAGCCCGTACCGTTGAGGTGAAGAAGTCTGACCAAACAGGTCACGTCACTGTGTCGCGTGTCGGTACCCGCATTTACGTCCACCAATCAGGTGGCGAGTATTGGCAACCTGACGAGATAATCAATGGGGCGTTCGCCATGAGCAAACGTCACGACGACGCCGAGGTAGCCATTGAAAAGAACTCACTAGATGACTGGCTACTCCAACCGATGCGAGCTGAGATGCTTAAAACAGGTAAGTCATTGAAATTACGAACACTTAATGCCCCGCAAGACCGAGATAAAGCCGCTTTCATTATGGGCTTGCGTCCGTTCTTTTTAGCAGGGGACATCATTCTCGTTGGTGGCCGTGCAGCGCATCAACAACTCGTCAGTCAAATCGTCAACTTCCCTTCAGGCAAACGCGACGTGCTTAATGCCCTAGCGTATGCCTTAAAAGTGTTCAGCGGTGTGCCAATCTACGGTGACTTCGGTGAGGCAAACCTTACCCAGCTAACCGAGGTGTCACGCAATACCCAGCTCTTGCTCGGTGTGAACGCCACATCGACTGAGACAACTGGCGTGCTTTGTGCGCTTGATGGTCAGCATTTAACCGTCATTGCCGACTGGGTAAGCCCACTGATGCCAAACGACGCTATCCCTGACATCGCATTATTACTGCGAGCCATGTACCCAAACAAAAAAGTGACCGCATGGGTCCCCGCTGATGTGTTCGACCAGGTGGGACGCAATCCGCTAGTCACAGCATTACGTGCCGCTAAAATCCCAGTCAATCGGGCTGAGAACGCAGTCATGGCAAGGGGTTCGTTGTCACCAATGATACGCACTGAGAAAACTAATAAGCGACTCTTGCGCGTCGATGACAATGCGCGTAATGTGATGCAAGCGATGGCACAAGGATACAACTGGGCATTGAAGCCAAATGGCGATAGATCGGGTGAACCTGAGCGCGGTACGGCAAGAACTTTAATTGAATCATTAGAGTGTTTGACTTATGCTATCAATA